ACCGCGAGAAGACGATCTTGCTCACCGCCACGCCGATGCGCAACCGCCTTCGATCCCTGTGGGGGCTCCTCGACTGTGCGTGCCCTCACGCCTTTGGCAGTGAATACGACTTCAGACGATATTATTGCGGAGCAACGACCGGATCCTTCGGCCTGGAAGACGGCGAGCCCACGAACCAACTCGAGCTCGCCACGCGGCTTACTGAGTGCGTGATCAAGCGCACACGAGCTCAAGTTCAGATTGCTCTTCCAGCTCACACGAGAACGGTAATTGACTGCAGCATTCCTTCATGCGATCTTATGGATGCACTCGAGGGCCTGCGTGGTCACTCTACAGCCCCCCGGCCAGCAGAAGCCATAAGGGCCCTCGGGGCCCTTCGCCTTACCGTGGGCCGCGCCAAAGCGCGTCACGCGTTAACCCAAATCGACGATTTCGTAGACACACACCAGCGGGTGATCTTGTGGGTCTGGCACCACGAGGTTGCCGCCATTCTTAAAGAGTGGGGGCGCCCCGGTGTTCCTGTTGACGTGCTCCTCGGTGACACCCACAACCGCAAGCGCACCGAGATCGTCAACGAATGGCGCGCTGGCGACCACGCCAAGCCCCGTGTGCTTATTGCCTCGATCGGAGCGGCAGCAACCGCCATTGCTCTCACCACGGCCCGGCTGGCGGTCTTTGTGGAGCTCGACTGGACGCCCATGAACCTTATCCAAGCCGAAAAGCGTCACTACCGCTTTGGAAATGTGTTCAAAGACATACAAACATCCTACATTGTCTCACAGGTAGGTGTTGATAGGCAAATGATGAAGGCGTTGCTCGAGAAGGCTAACGCCAGTGAAACTGTTCTCGGTGAAGATGGATCGCTCGCGCAAATGCGAGGATTGCTCGCCGAAGAGGAACCGACCAGCGAGTCTATTGCGCTTCGCTGGCTACGAGAAGGAAGTGCCCTTTGACCAACGTGATCACAGCAGACGAAGCCCATAAGGCGTACATTGCGATCGTTAAATCGACTTTACAGAAAATACAGAAAAAACATCCTGGCGAGGATCCAACTATCATACTGAACGCGTGCATGCAGGCATTAGGTCGCATATTGGTAGGTTTGGGCGACCTAGAACCGAATGAAGCATTTATGGTGTTAGGGCTCGCCGCCGCAATCCCTTCAGCCGTTGTGCTGAAGAACGCCGGGCCGGCCGAGGTCGCACCGTATGTCAAGGGCATGGCCGAGCTCTTCGCCTATACCCTATTGGACCGTTTGCCTTCGGCCATCGACCAAGTGACTCAACAGGACAAGTTGCGCCAGCGGCAGCACAACAACAATAAAGTGGTGTTATCGTGAAACGTTCATGCGAGAATTGTGACTTTTGGTCAGTGTTAGAAAACGATCCAGACATTGGAGAATGCCGGTTCAATCCGCCAGCAGTCAATCTTGAAGACAAGGTGATTGTCTGCTATAGCGGTGATGAGATAAATTGGAAAGCTTTTCCAATAACATCCAACATTTGTTGGTGTGGTCAATTTGATGCCAAAGAATAAAGCAAATTACAGCGAGACAAGGCGAGATGACTGGGGTACGCCTCGAGACTTGTTCGATAACTTGAACAGCGTGTTTAAGTTTGCTGTAGATCTTGCGGCTGACGCGAGCAACACCTTGTGCCCTACTTATTGTTCGATCGAGAATGGTGACAATGGATTCTTTGATCTCACTGTCAAAGACTTTGAACACCTACGAGACGCGTGGTGCTGGTGTAATCCGCCCTATGGTCACACCTACGGCGGGCTAGAGAAATGGGTAATAGAGATCCACGCTAAGGTGCCGAGGTCTGTGGTGCTCATTCCAGCGGCCACTGGGAACAAGTGGTGGCAGCGCGCCGTGTGGCCCAATGCTCAGAAAATCACGTTCATTCGAGGGCGTTTGCGGTTTGATGGTGCCCCTCAAGTGGCCCAGTTCGACTCGGCATTACTCACACTTGGACGTTATGAGCCATTAACCGACGAAGAACACGCAAAGTTTGTTGAGATTGGTGCTTGTATTACTAATCGGTATATTGACTAAGTAATGAAACGAGTAATGTAAAAAATGGAAAAGATGCCAAAGCTGATTAGGGACTTTTGGAGATTTCACCGAGAGAATCCACAGGTTTTGCGAGATCTGATCCATATGGCTGAGCAGTTGCGCAATGCGGGTCAGCGCCATTGGGGTATGAAGAGCCTTTTTGAGGTAATGCGCTGGCAAGTTGCGCTCAAAACACAAAGCTCTGATGGGTTTAAATTAAACAACAATTATACAGCAATGTATTCTAGGCTAATCGAAAAAACAGACCCACGTTTTGTTAGCTTCTTTGTAGAACGCCAAAGCGTGGCTGATGAAATGTTTGACTGGCCCGAGGATCGCTAGATGAGCGAAATCAAGCTAATTCTAGGCGATTGCTTTAAAGTATTAGATTCTGTCGAAGATTCGAGTGTGCACGCTATAGTTACGGATCCGCCTTACGGTTTAGGGTTTATGAATTGCAGTTGGGATCAAAGTGTGCCAACTTCTGGCATATTTGCCAAATTGCGCAGAGTAGCAAAACCGGGGGCGCATTTGTTGTGCTTCGGCGGCACGAAGTTATTCCACAAAATGGCAACTGCCATAGAAAATGGCGGATGGGAACCGCGAGACGTGATCGTATGGGCTTATGGCCAAGGTATGCCAAAATCACATGGAACACTGAAGCCTGCCGTGGAATTGATTTCTATAATGCGTAAACCATTTACTACAGCACTGGCCGTCAATCTAGAAACCTATGGAGTTGGCGACCTAAATGTGGATGAATGTTTGGTAGACACGCGGCATCCGGCAAATCTCGTGCATGATGGTAGTGCCGAAGTGGTTGATTTTTTCCCTTTACAGAAAAGCGGTGCAAACCCTATTCGGCGTGGGTCAGCTAAGTTCAAAAATTGTTATAGCGCTTTCGAAGGGCAAGAGGTTTGTGTGCCCAGGCGCGGCACGGATAGCGGTAGCGCCGCACGGTTTTTCTATTGTGCAAAAGCTAATAAACAAGAACGTGAGGGAAATATACATCCCACGGTAAAACCCATAGATTTGTTGTGCTGGCTTATTCGTTTGGTCGCAAAGCCTGGTCAAATTGTTTTAGACCCTTTTATGGGATCGGGCACCACTGGAGTGGCGTGCAAACGTGAAGGTGTTTCATTTATAGGTATTGAGCAAGAAGAACAATACATTAAAATAGCAAAAGAGAGGATCGCTAGATGAATGAAATCAAGTGCCTCATTGATTGGAATGCCGCAATCGAACAACCGCCGAGCTGGGAAACAGTGCTGCCCAAAGAGCAGCGGCTTGGCGGGCCAACAGTCAATGGCAACAGCAAGTGGGCAGACTTCAATCGCTGCCCTCAACGCTATTTCCTCAAGCACGTCAAGGGGCTCGACAGTACCGCATTGTCTGATGCGCTCGAGATCGGTGGAGCATTCCACGAGCTGCTTGCGATTTACTACGAGGATGGGGTAGCCCCCGCTTTTGACCTGCTGGGCAAGATCGAAAAGGTCACGCCAGCCATCGGCGCCGAGACCCGTCGCCTGTTCGAGGCGTGGTTGAAGTTCTACGGGCCCAAAGCGCCGAGGGACTTGCGCTTCTTCACCACGGCGGTCGAGCTCCCCCTAGGGCAGGAAAAGCCCTTTCCCTACAGTGCGAGGATCGACCACGTTATCACCAAGACCGACGGGGTGTGGATTGTAGAGCACAAGACCTCGGGCGCTCGTTACATGGATCTCGTGAAATCGTATCAGATGGACGCGCAGCTCATTGGACAAGTCTATCTGTGGAATACGAGCGACTATGCGAAGAAGTACGGTAAATGTGTCGGCGTAGCCGTCGATCTCGTTGTAAAGACTAAGGAAGTTTCTTGCTATTGGGAAGAAGTTTCCATTGGAAAGGCTTTGACGAGGGCATTTGAGCGTGATATGCGCCACATAGCCTTTGAACGAGATATGTGCGAGCGCCTGGGTAACTGGCCACGAAAGCGACATAACTGTTCAAAGTACAATCGGCTGTGCAGTTTCTTCGACTACTGCCTGAGCGGCGGGAAAGACAAAACGGGCTTGGCCAAAAAGAAAAGGTAGGAAAAAAATGGTAGTCGCTGCGAATCCCACACCCGCCTCTGCGATCCAAGTCTTGGCCCCCGTGGATTTCCATGGGCGTCATCTCGAGCTCATCGGCCGTGATGGTGAGCCTTACGTTGCGATGAAGCCTTTCGTCGAGGCCATGGGTCTCGCTTGGGCACCGCAGCATCGAAAACTCACCGATGAGCCAGATCGTTGGTGCGTCACCACCATGGTGATAGTTCAAACAGGCGATGGAAAAGCTCGTGAAGTTACGTGCATTCCGCTGTCGCATCTTCCCGCTTGGATGAACACCCTTCAGACTTCCCGAATGGGGAACCCCGGGGCAGTCGAGATCGTGAAGCTCTTCCAGGCCGAGTCTGACGCCGTGCTGTGGCACCACTGGCGGCAAGGGAAGGCTCGCCCCGAGGTCGAGCCGCTCACCATTTCTCCGGCGCCGAAGACCGTCACAGAGCTCTTGCTGGATGTCTGCAAGCAGGCGGTGATGATCGCAAACGTTTTGGACGATCACGCCCACCAGCTCGTAGCGATTAATGCTCGGCAAGACGCACAAGACGAACGCGTTATTACGCTAGAAGTTTTGCAGGATTCTGTTATCGAGGCAACCGACGCGGCAATAGACTTTGTGCATAAGCGTGTTGATGTTATCGACGATCGGTATCAGGCTATTAGACAGAATTTACTTAACTTAGATGATTTAGATGGAACACCGCAAAGGCTTAGCGATAGAAAAAAAGTAGGAATAATAGTGGAAAATTATGTAAACGCGACAACAGCGGGAACCCGTAAAGATTACCAAGATGCGTGGATTGCTTTGTATATCGAATTCAATAGAAAAGAGGAAGTCAATTTAACTGTACAATGCAGGAATACAGGGTTAAAGCAGTTAGATTATATCGAAAAATGGGGTAAAATGCATAGTCTGTTGGAGCTTGCGCGAGCAAAGTACGCAAATCCGCTGATCAAAAGGCTAAGGTAGCAGATTCTATGGGAAAATCTCTGAAAATCACAACATGTAATAAGATCGAAACGACGGGAATCAAGGTGTTATTGTATGGAGCTAACGGGTCAGGAAAGACGCGGTTTGCGTCGACCTGGCCGTTTCCAGTTTATTTTACGCCGGTCATGGCGAAAAACGAACTACGCTCTATTGCCAACGAGAACATTCCTGTCGTACTGTTCGAGACCATGGCGGACGTTAAGGAACAAACTATAGCTCTCGGTGAGGCCATGAAGGCCGGTAAAATCCAGTGTAAAACGATCGTGGTCGACAACCTGACGACCATCCAAACTTTGTTCGAGGTCGAAATCAAGGCAAAATCCGGTCATGACAAGCTCGACTGGGAAGATTGGGGTAGATTCACTGGGTTTTTCGTGGAATGGATGACAATGATCCACCGCTGGCCGGTCAACATAATCTGGATTACCCACAGCGACGTGGAAAAAACCTTCACGTTACGAGGGGATTCTAAGAACTTCATTCCAGGCAACTCAGACCTGCTACTTTACAGTGAATCCAAGGATTTTGGGATCAACAAGCCCACTGGATTCTTCATCCACGGCAGGCGGTGTGGGCAGTGGCCGGCGCGGGTGCGCATGGCTGACATCGCTGGGCGTCCCATTTTCACTACGATAGGGCCAGATCCGCATTACGACGACCTCGCGGTCTGCCTCGGTATGCCCTCGCTAAGCGAGGCAGAGGGTTGGCAGTAAGAACAACGAGCACTAACGCTCGCTGATCTATAACAACGTGAAAGAAACGAAAGGTTTAAGCAAATGACCAAGAACTATGACATGACGATCGATGTGGATTGGGCAGGAACGCAAGAGCAACGCGTTGGTCAGGTTCCCCCGGAAATCGGCGAGCAGGAATTCGAGATCACCAAGATCACCACGGGCGTGCAGAAGCAAGGCGAGAACCTCCACGAGCCTTTCGTGAACCTGCTCTGCACCCAGATGAGCGGCGAGTTCCCCGGCACGCGATCCACGTTCAAGTTCATTGGATTCGGCAAGAAGATCGGAAAGCGCGGCACGGCGCAGATCGGGGAAACCAAAGCATTCATCGCCGACATTGGACGGTCTGACATCTTTGGGCAAGGTACCTTCAACCCCGAAGAGCTGCTTGGAACAACGTTCATCGCAAACGTCGCTCATTCGACCAACCCTAAGACCGGGCAAACCGCCGTCTGGCTCAACCAGCCGCGCACAACTACGCAGCCTTTGAACAGTGCGGGCTTTGTGGAAGAGCATATGTCCGTGATCGATGCCGGGTACACCGACTTGCCTGCACCGGTTAGCTCTCCTGTGGCGGTACCGGTTGTTCAGCGCCAAGCGGCTGCACCAGCACCGGCAGTCGAGCCTAGGCCGGCCATTCCGCGGCGCATGCGGCCGACACCGCAAGGTTAAGGTTTTGTGGGGCCCTTGGCTGCTCATTACTCGCCCAGTGAGCGGTTTCAAGGCTCCTTCGCCTCGTTGACCTGAGCGGGAAAGCGGACTGGACCCCGCCTCTCGTTCAGGTCTTTTTTACCGTGGGCATGTTGCAGCAATGCTGTTACCGAGATTTGCAAGCGGTCTAGGGCCAAAATAGCGTTGTTCGAGGTTCGTTACCTTGCCACGGTACCAAACACTAACAAGGAGGGTCCACGACGTGTCCACGTTAGCGATTGTTGGTAAACTGCAACGGCTACTGACCAAAGAAAATATCAAACAGTTCGATCGGGTGTTCGAGGTTCTCACGGATCCTTCGACGCACACCTATGCCGTGTTCTGGCACGAAGTTCACGATAAGTATCCAGAGTTCAATGACGCGGTAAAGGGTACGACCTACCGCGCATTGCTAGCGCTACGCGCAATTCTGCAAGAGTACGGGGGCAATACAAAATGATCATTCCAAAGAACGGCCCAAACTGCCAAAACTGCCCGATGTACGAAGAGGGGGTTGCGGTTAACGACCGTGAACCTCTGAGCACCGGGTGGTCAGGGTTGTCGGTGGTCGGGGATATGCCGAGTCGTGACGAGGTCAAGCAGAAGTGTGCATTTGTAGGGGAAAGTGGTAGACTTTTCGACATTACGCTAGCGGCCGTGGGCGTGGATCCCGCAAACGTTCACGCCACCTACGCGATTCGCTGTGGCTACAAGGCGTGGAACCGGTTGACTGATCCCGAGCTGCGCCGTGTCGCCGAGTGCTGTGCGCCTATCCTGCTCGACAACCTCGCCGAGGGGACGACGGCTGCAGTGGCGCTGGGGAAGCACTCATGGTTCGCCCTGAGTGGCCTCGAGGGCATCGAGAAGTGGCGCGGCTGCGTGGTGCCTGCCGCAACGACTATGCCCTATCCTGCCCTCGCCACGCTTCACCCAATGGTCATCCTACGCGAGCCCACGAGGCGTGCCTGGTTCGACCTGTTCGCGGCGGACATTCGCCGCGGGCATATGCTCGCACAGGGCACAACTGCACTACTAGAGCCCCGCGTCGTCTCGGCCACAGTGGAGAACATCCTGAACCTTGTTTACGACTCGCCGGTACTCGCGCTCGACGTGGAAACAGATGGGAAAGATTCGATCACCTGCGGCTTGCGCACCATCGGCGTCTCGAACCTAACCACATCTCTGTCGATACCGGTGCCTGAGTTTGCTACGCGCTACACCACGGACGAATGGAACGATATTGTTGAAGCCTTTGGCAACCTATTTTGCGACGAAGAGGCAGTGATCGTTTTTCACAACAAATCATTTGACGTCACTGTCTTAGAGCGTTACTTTGCGCTGCCGATATTAGGGCACCGGGAAGATACTATTTTGATGCACCACGCTCTACACCCGAAAGCGCCGCACGACTTGCAAGCCGTTGCGAGCCACTATCTCACGGTAGAGCCGTGGAAAGCCTATTTTGACTCGCCGTTTGAAAGCCTAACGACGATCGAAAAGTCTGACTTCAAGGCGCAGGCGGTTGATAACTTTCACGCTATGTACCCAGGTGAGCTGCTCGATAAGAAAAAGGGCAAGTGGACTAAACTCTACAAGCTGACCTGGGAATCCGTTACCGAGGAGGAGAAGCAAGAGCTTATCGCTGAGCGTGTAGCGAACTTGCACTACTATAATGCGGCAGACGCTTTTTATACCTACCGCTTATTCGAGGCGATGAAAGCGAACCTGGAGCGCACCAACGTCGAGCTCGTGTACAACACCGACTGCAAGCTTGCGGACATCGCCCTCGACTGGTACCGTGTTGGCGTCGGCATCGACAACGAACGGCGCCTCGAGCTCGCCGAAGTCTTCCGCGGGGAGCTCGAGGATGAGCTCGCCGAGATGGTCGAGATCACCAAGCGCCCAGACTTCAACCCAGCCTCGACCCAACAGCTCGTCGAAGCCATGGCAGAGCTCGGTCTCGTACCCTCGAAGCTCACGGCCAAGGGGAAGATCTCGACCAACAAAAAGGCGCTCTTCGAGTTCCGCGACGAAGACTTCATCAAGCTGCTCTTCGTTTGGCGGGAGAAGTCCAAGCTCTACTCACAGTATCTCGTTGGGATGGGCAACAAGCTCGGGCCAGACAACCGCTTGCACCCTCAGTACAAGCTCCATGTCACACCCACGGGGCGCTTCTCGACCTCGCCTAACCTGCAGAATTGGCCAGGCACCATGAAGCGGTTGCTCGTGCCAGCACCAGGCCGCGTCATCATCTCGGCGGACTTCGCTGCGCTCGAGCTTCGCATCGTTGCGCTACTCGCCGGGCAGGAAGACCAGATCGAGACGTTCAACCGCGGTGGGGACATTCATGCGCTGCATGCCTCGAGGTATTTCGCGAGCACTTGGGACACCTACACGCCCGAGCAGCAAAAAGAACTTCGCAAGAAGTCCAAGCCGATCACGTTCGGTGACATCTACCGCGCTGGTGCGCAGACGCTTTACGAGAACGTGCGAGCCACGGACCCTGAGATCACGCTCGAGCAAGTGCAGCTCTTGCAGGCAACCAAGCGCGCCAGCGAGCCGAACATCGGCGAGTGGTGCCAGATCGTGCACAAGCAGGCGATCAAGTCCAAAGAGCTGCGAACTCCGTGGCTCGGCAGGCGTCGACGTTGGCCGCTTGGTGATATCCCTGACACCGAGACCGCAAACCATCCTATCCAAGGCGGTGCTGGCGATCTCATGGCCGAGGCGACGATCAAATGGATTACTCGTCTCAAAGGATCTGGTGACTACCACACCCGCGTGTGGCCGTGTCTCCAAATTCATGATGATCTCAGAGCTGAAGTATCTATAGACTACGCGCCCGAAGCGTTGCGGAGCTTACTGGATTGCATGGTTTCGGTCAAGTCCTATACCTCGCCCGTGACAAATAAGTTGAACGTCATGGGCTTTGTTGCCGAGGGATCGATCGGGCGTAACCACGCGGCTTGGAGCGATGACGCGAGTAAACCGAGCACCTTCAACCTCGAGGGGCTCATTGAGCAAAAAGACCTCAATCGAGAGGTCGCAGACGCGCTGTACAAGCGCCTAGGAGATTGACCCTAATGACTGACGCCAATGCCTTCACCGTGACCCTTCCCGTGCCCGTGGCTGCCCCTATCGCTGTCCCCGCTCCCGTGGTCGAAAAGCCCGCAAAAGTTCGCCCGGACCTCGGTTTCAAAGCGGATGGGACGCCTCGGTTGCGCCGCGAACGTGGAACCGGCTCAGCTCGACGCGTTGGGCGCCCCAAGGTCGTGCAAACCTACTTCATCATCAAAAACGGCCTTGTCACGAGTCACGCCGGTGAGGCCAGCGCACTCGAGTTTCTCTCGAGCTGCACCGAGAACGAAGAGGTCACCGTCATCCGCGGGCAAGAGCTCCAGGTGACCATGCGCGCCGTGCTCGCCGAGGTGAAGTAGCTGCTATGACCCCTCCCGCTTCCAACCGCTGCTTGGGCATCTACGCGAAGCTCGCGAAGCTCGGGCTCGACGAGCTGCGAGTCATTGAGCTCATCACGGATCGGCTGATCCAGGGACAGGCAGTCTACGGTCTGCTCGACATCGCCAAAGATCCGCGAGATTTCAACCGCGAAGTCCTCGAGGAGGTCTGCGATTCTTCGGTCTATGCCGCCGTTCAATTGCTCAAGCTCGTGGAATAGCGAAAAAACTTGTGCACATTGTGCACAGGCTTGACAGCGGTATCACTTCGCGCTAGTCTTCTGCCATGTCACGGATACGCCGAAAAATTGCGCCGGTGTCGAACACCGGCAATGTCCGCCTCGGTATCAGCTTGCCCGTTGAAACGCTTGAAGCGCTCGACGTTTGGGCAACTGCAGGCGGATACAAAAAGTATGATGGGTCTATCAACCGATCAGGCGCCTTCCGCGCTTTGCTGGGAATGTGGCTGGCCGGCGATAACTACCTAGTGGCGGCGATTAAAGCGAAAAACACAGGGCTAGTCGGCGCAGTTGGCGACACGGCGCGACGAGCCTATCAAGAGGCGCACGAGAAGGTGTGCGCCGAGATCGAGAAAATTGAAGTATAGTAATGCTGTTGTCTGTAATTAATAGATTGTTTGAAATTGCGGTAGTTATAGCGTTGTTTGCTATAACGTTATTTGAGATGAGAAGATGTTGTTAAGCGATCAACGGTCAGTGCCGTTGCTGACGAGCTCGAGCAGGTCAATGCTGGCAGGCTCGAGTGATGGAATGGTTTCTTCATTGCCATCCACGAATCACGCGTCGCGGACATAAGTTGGCGATGACCTGGCCGTTGATCACTTTTTTTTTATAAAAAAATCCTTGACAGAACAGACCTATCGGAGGTAAGGGAGTATCATGCAGGACATCTCTATACATATGAATAACGTGCTTGAGGCGGCGATTCCGCTCTTGTGCCCTGCGATCGTGGATTGGAGTGGAGAATATCCGCTTGAGGCAGACCACTGTAAAGCCGCTTTGCGCGCAGGGATTAAGGCCGGATTAGCCGGACAATCCGCGCAGTTCTACGCTGCACAGTGGATGGCACAGTGCTACCTGATTAAGCCGGATTTAGCCCTCATGGTAATCCTGAAAAAACTGGATTTATACTGTGCCGCCTACGCTGCCAACGTTGAGGCTGCACCATGACGCTCGAGGATCGGGTTCTCGATCTCCTAGATCGCATGCTTCCAGCCTACCTGGGATGGGTAGCCGAGAACCAGGGAGAACCTGATATCCCACTTTGCGCTAAATATCTGACTCACGCTATTCATGCCGGATTTTCGTTTCCTGGTGAGCGCAGATCTGCACAATTTGCTGCAGCAACATTGCTTCGGAATGTTTACGCAATATACCCGGATAAAGCGCTCATGGAAATTCTACGCGAGCTCGACAAAGCGCCTAGTCTATTCCCAAGTGACGTCATTGACGTCAACGTCATAAAAGAGGGATGCACAATGTCGCTAGTAGGCAAAAACGTATTCGTGTGCACGGTCTCGTTTTTCTACACAGGGCAGGTTGTCGGTGAAGATGACCGATGGCTCGTCTTGGACAAGGCGGCCTGGATCGCCGACACCGGGCGGTTCACACCCGCCATGGCGTCTGGCACTTTCTCCGAGATCGAGGTCTTTGGGGACAAGCTGGTCCACATCGCCATGGGTGCAATCGTGTCCCTCACCGTGGTCGACTGGCCTCTGCCGGACAAACAGAAATGAAGCAGTTGGTGATGATGATGCCGCAACACCCGCAAATGGCGCCGCAGTCGCGGATAGCGTGTGCTGCGTGGGAAACAGGAGCATCCGGCGCGGGCTCTCAATCGACAATAGGCCCGTGGTTCTGGCTGTGGTCGCACGCATACCTGCAGTCGCGGATGTGGGCGCACACGATGGCAAACCAGTCGTGGGCGTCGTAATCCCATCCACAGAATGAAACAACCGGTAAAATGTTGTCGTCAGCTTCGAGCACGATCACCGTCGTGGTTGGGTTCCGCAGTGCGTCCACGTTCACGATCGGCGAGCGGTGAGACCCTGATGTTGATGATGCGATCGTGGTCGCGCTTGCGCTCGAGGGCGTGGTCGCGATCGTGGTCATGGACCCGAGCGGCGTTGCACAAAGGATAGAGCTTTTGCCGATGATGATTGCTGCCATGAGAGTCAGATCGGATAGCTTTCCACGTTGCCGGGTGCGCGCAGTGGCAGAGTACTGGCCGCGGTCGTGCTTGCATGCGTGTTCGGGGTCGTGGGGGCGATCGCGGCCGAGTTCATGGTCAGGAGAGTGGAACCGCGCTTGGGCTTGGGCACGGTCGCGGCTGTGGGTGGGGTCAACTTCGCACACGGGATATTGGGATCCTTGTTGAATGAGAAACAGGAGACAGCACAATGCCAGCTTTCTATGTTGGACCGAAACGCGTCTACACGCTGACCGAAGACGACAAGCTCTGGCTCGCAAGGGCCATTGCCGGTGAGACAGGTGAGCGCCTTAAAGGTGTGGATGGCCCGGCCGCGGTGGCGTGGTCGATGATGAATCGTTTTCTTCTGACTAAGGGCCAGGAAATCTGGCCGACCTACGCCAACCTGTTGCGCAACTACTGCCAACCGATCAACCCAAAGCATGCTCGCGGTGGATCAAAGTGCCCGGTCGGATCACCGGACAAGTCTGATCCCTGCTACGAGGGTTTGCTAGACCGCCGTGAGCATATTTCGACTCTAGCTTGGCGAGACATCGACATAGGAATTCGCAACTTCGTCGAGAGCTTTGCAGCCGGAAATATCACGATACCGGACGCCGTGTTTGGGCTGTCCCACTGGCGTCTCACTGACTTCGCGGCTTTCCACAAAAAAGAGTACATGGATCGCGAAATCGGGTTCAACTCGAGCGGCGTTGTCACCGATAAAGATGCCAAACCGGTAAACTGGTTTTTCGAGATTAAAGGGATTCTGGATTGCGAGGTGCACGTAGTGCGCGCCGATTCCGCACCAGCGCCTCAGTGCTTTCCAGTCTCGAAGAGCGTTTCAGGCGGCTGGTCGACCTTGAACACGTTCAGCGTGATCGTCGGTCTCGGTATCGCCGGCATTGCCGCTTATCTCGCATGGGCACGGACGCATTAGACCTTAAACGTAGCGCTCGTTGACAGCTAGCGAAAACCTGTGGCACGCTTAAGGCACTACCATAGGCCATGACTGTGTTCCGGAAGGTCCAGCGCAACAGGACACAGCAAACGAGAAAGGCGCACAACCATGCCTCGACGACGCAACGATCCCTTCATGTTCTGGGCAGCAACTATGATGATTTTTGTGCTCGTGCTTATATGCTATTTTTTCTGCAAAGAAGCTTGCGGTTCCCCGCTCCCCGAGTTGATCGCGTGGCCGGAGCAAGGTCCAGAACAGGGGCAAACCCGTACCGCTGAAGGTGTGATCAAGCTGCTCGACCGAGATCACGCGCCGCTCAATGACCCCAGACGCGCGATCGCCGAAGACATCGCCAAGGCAATCGACGCCGCGGCACAAGCAACCGGTGGTGACCCCTGGCTGCTGACCTCGATGATTTTCCACGAGTCGAGTTTCCAGCTTTCCGCTTGCGGCAAAAAGAACGAGAAAGGGCTTTTGCAGGTCCATGGCGTTGCGCTCAACCGTTGCCGCAAAAAAGGGATCAACCCTACGGCAGATCTCGATCAAAGCGCGCTATGCGGTGCGCTATGGTTAGCCGAGGCGAACAAGTGGTGCGGGTTTGAAGTGCGCAACTGGAAAAAGTGTAAGAAAACGCGGATCACTCCAGACTGTGACGGCGGTCTATCCGCGTACCTAAGCGGCAAGTGCGTAGCCTCTACGATGGCCTCGCCTAGGGTTGCAGCGCGGTTGCGCACGCGTGATAAGCTCGTACTCGACACCGTTATGCCGATCCAGTAGGATCTGAACAGCAAAAACTGTAACGTAGAATCCATGGATTCCATGGAAAGGGACAAAGCGTAAAAATGAAACCGACCAAGAAGATTTACACTCCAATCGTCGAGCCTACCAACGAGATTTCCGCCGAGGTTTCCGCTGAGACCGTTGCCGACACCGCGGCCCTGGCCGAGACCCTTGTGCCTGATCCACCCGAGCCGATCACGGAACCAATACCGACGCCCGAACCGCTTAAGATGGGGGAGCTTGTGGCAGAAGCTTCGAGAGTTCTCGAAGCTGTAAACGCGCCAGTCGTGCGCGTCATTGAGCCCGCGCTTCCCGAAGACTACCCATGGATCGCCGCGCTGTGGGAGCGCTACGCTGACGTGCTCGGTGCCGGGTTCGAGGGGATTTGGCAGGCATACCTGGCTGGCCGCGAGGCCGGTGCCACCATGTACCACGTTGACGTTTGCCGCCCTGCT